TGGGCATTGAGTATCAACTGGCAATATGAAGATGGCACTTGGCATAACGAACTTGTTGCGGACTTACCAGATTCAGTCGCACAAGTTGTTGATGATTTTATAACAGAACTAGAGGAGGACTATAATGACCAAACCTTACAATAGACTACCACAAGAACGACTACAAGAAGGCAGATATGTCTTTGCAGGAGTCCCTAATACAGATGAAGGCGAAGAGTTCTTTCAGAATGTTAGAAAGTATCTTAACAGTCGCACTAACCAAAGAGTTGTAAGAAGATGGAGAGGTCCAGGTAATTGGAGTCACTCTATTAATGGCGACCAAGCAGACAGTTTTGTTATCTACATAGATGAACGCTAAATGTAGACACAAAAGATATTGGTACGAACAAATGGTAAAACCCAAAGCTAGCTAGAGAGGTAGTGTTCGTATCAGGGAGCAGGTTGGTCGTTCCTGCTCCCACTTTATGGGGGTGCAGGTCTGAGTACTCAAAAGCCGTTTAAACATTGCGGCCTACGGACACCCCCACCCACTTTATCATTGACAGAATAAAAAAAATATGTTATAGGATTTGCATGAATTACACAGACCAGATAGAAGTTATTAAAAATTTAAGTTTAGATGAAGGGCAGTCTATAAGAATGGACTGCCCTTTTTGTATGCGTAACAATACATTCTCAATCAGCAAAGAAGATTCAAAAGTATTATGGTATTGTTTTTCTGCATCTTGTGATGCCAAAGGTGCATTTCACACAGAGAAAACTATGCACGATATAGAGCATTATATTTATCACAAAGACACAGACGCAAACTTTATCACACCAAAAAATTTTACATCTGCACATTCAAGTGACAGGTGTATAAACTATTTAGAACGCAACAATTGTATGACTGCATTCACAAGAGGTAAGGTGGATGTTAGATATGATCCTGCAAGAGATCGTGTTGTGTTTATGATACACAATGACAAGGATAAAATTATTGGCGGTGTTGGAAGATCATTAAACTCTTCTGTACTTCCAAAATGGTATGTGTATGGTAGTAGAAGTTATCCTTTCATATGTGGTAGTGGCGACACTGCAGTAGTCGTAGAAGACTGCGCATCAGCTTGTGCAGTATCAAATGATTATGCAGGTGTCGCCTTGATGGGTACAAGTTTACCAACAGAATACATAAGTATACTACAAAATAAATTTGATAATATTATTGTTGCTTTAGACAGAGACGCAACATCAAAAGCATTTGACATAGCGAGAGAATTAGGATATACATCAAAGGCAAGCGTGGTCATGTTAGAAGATGACTTAAAATATTTTAAACCAGATGAGATACGAGAGATACTATGCAAGAACGACAGTTAATAAAGCTACTACTTAAGAAAAATTTTTACGAAAAGAATAAAAGCAAAGTCACAAAGACAACATTTAGCAATGGCCTTGGTAATTTTTTTACAACTATAGAAAAAGCACACAAAGACTATGAAGATGATCTTACAATAGATGAGCTGATAGATTTACACACAGAGAAATATAATCCTGCACTTACACGAGCCGCTAAATTAAACTTTGAAACTTTAGTACAAGAAATAAAAAAAGAGACAGAGCCAAACGAAGCAGTTGCATCTGATATTATCGAGGCAGTATACAAAAGAAACTTAGCACATAAAGTTGCAGTTATAGCTACAGATATATTCAATGGGCAAGACAAATCATTTAATGAAATCAAACAGTTACTAGATAACACAGACGAAGACACGGACGAGCATGAGGCAGTCACAGAGGACATACCAGAGTTGATAGACTCACTTGATATACAAACTAAGTTTGAATTTAATTTGCCAAGTTTACATGAGCAAGTTCCAGGAGTTGGTCCAGGTAATTTAGTTATTGTATTTGCAAGACCAGAGTCTGGCAAGACTGCATTCTGGGTTAATCTTGTTGGTGGCTTGCAGGGTTTTGCATCACAAGGTGCAAAAGTTTGTGCGTTAATAAACGAAGAGCCTGCAGTGAGAACACAGATGAGAGTTATAAATGCACACACAGGTATGACTAGAGATGAGATCATAGACAATATGGATTTAGCAAAAGAAAAATGGAAGGAGATAAAAAATAATGTTAAACTTTTGGATACTGTTGATTGGACTATTGACGATGTCGATAGTTTTTGTAAGCATCACAAGCCCGATATTCTTATCATTGACCAGTTAGATAAGGTTAATATGTCTGGCAACTTTAGTAGGACAGATGAAAAACTAAGAGCTGTATACACAGGAGCAAGAGAGATAGCTAAACGGCACGAGTGTTGCGTGATAGCAATATCACAAGCATCAGCAGATGCACATGGTAAGACTAGAATATCTTTTGACATGATGGAAAACTCAAAGACAGGTAAAGCTGCAGAGGCAGATTTAATTATAGGTATTGGTAAGCATGGCACACTAGATTCTTTAGACACAACTAGAGTTATGTGTATAAGTAAGAATAAGATATCAGGATATCACGGAGAGATAACTTGTAATATCGAACCACAACTATCGAGGTATAGAGTATGAGGCTAACAGTAATTTCATTGGGTGCAGGCGTACAGTCTAGCACTATGGCACTAATGGCAAATGATGGGCTCATAGATCCTATGCCTACCTGTGCTATTTTTGCAGACACACAAAATGAACCCAAATATATATACGAATACTTAGAGTATCTAAAGGGTATATTAAAGTTTCCTGTGTACACAGTAACAAAAGGAAACATAAAAGAGGATATGCTAAAGCCCACTACTGGAGGTTATACCTTTCCTACTGCACCTTTCTATACTCTAAAGAATGGAAAGAAAGGTATGGTCATGCGCCAGTGCACAAATGACTACAAAATTCAAGTTATAAGAAAAAAGATTAGGGATCTTTTAGGGCTAAAAAGATATCAGCATGTAAAAAAAGATATGTTTGTTGAGCAATGGATAGGCATATCTACAGATGAAATTGCCAGAAAAAAACCAGCCAGAGACAAGTTCATAACTAACAGATGGCCTCTTCTTGAAGAGACAATGAATAGGCAAGATTGCATTGATTGGATGAAAGAGCATGGGTATAAAATGCCAGAGAAAAGTGCATGTAATATGTGCCCATTTCATGATGACAAATACTGGGCTAACCTTAAAAAGAATCACCCTGAAGAATTTGCTGATGCCGTTGATACAGACGTAAAAGTAAGAAACCTTGGAAGAGACAAAGAAGCGAAACTATTTATACATAAGACTTGTAAGCCGCTATCTGAGGTTAAATTTAATACAGAAGAGGACCAATTAGATATGTTTGATAACGCATGTGAGGGTATGTGCGGAGTTTAATAGAAAGTTTTATAGATGTTGGCAGTGGGTTTTTACTAGCAACATTATTACAATTACTAATTTTTCCTGTATTTGGATTATATCCAAGTTTGCCTGATAGTGCAGGTATTGCTATAATATTTACATGCATATCTATACTAAGATCTTGGATATGGAGATTAATTTTTAGGAGAATAAAATGATTACAGTTTTAGACGCAGAGACCAGCTTTCAGATTGTAGATGGCAAAGTAGATCCACTACCATTCAATCCAAACAACTGTCTGGTTAGCATTGGTATCAATGATGAGTATTATTTTTTTAATCACAATCACGAGAGCTTTGATATACAATCTAATCACAAGGCAGTTCAAGATATACTAGACAAGACTACACTACTTGTCGGTCACAATATTAAGTTCGATTTAGTTTGGCTGTTGGAGTCAGGATTCAAATACAACGGCAGACTGTATGATACAATGATAGGGGAATACATTTTACTGCGTGGTCTTAGAAAACCTCTATCTTTGAAGGACATATGTAAACGCAGAAGCATATCACAGAAGTCAGATGCAGTTGATGACTACATGAAACGCAAAATATCTTTTGAAGATATACCAGTAAACATTATTGAAGAGTATGGTAGGCAAGATGTTATCTCTACTAGAGCTTTGTTTGATGCCCAGATTGTTGACTTTAAAAAACAAGATAACAAGCCGCTGTTAAAGTCAGTTAAAATGATGAACGAGTTTTTACCAGTTCTTGCAGACATGGAGATGAATGGTATAAACATTGATCTAAATGCATTAAATGCAGTGGAGCAAGAGTTTAAAGAAGAGTTTGGCAGACTAGCACAGGAGATAAAAAAAATTATATATGAAAAGATGGGGGATACTCCTATCAATCCTGCTAGCACAGAGCAACTATCTTGGTTGATCTATTCTAGAAAAGTCACAGACAAAAAAAAGTGGGCAGATCTTTTTAACATAGGCATAGACAAGTTTACTAAGAAAAAGAAACGCAGACCCACTTTATCTAAGTCCAGATTTAGGGATATGGTTATAGCTAACACTGAGGTTATTAAAAGGACACAGGCTATTCAGTGCAGGCATTGTGACGGAAAAGGTTTTGTTAGAAGGTTCAAAGTAAACGGAGACCCATACAAAAACCTATCAAAATGCTCTGAATGTAGTGGAGAAGGTGCTATATATTTAGAACTAAATAGGACTGCAGGGTTCAGCCAGTTTCCTATTGGTGTATCAGAAGTTGCAGAAGGAGGATTTAAAACAGACAGAGACACACTAAGAAAATTATCTATGCGTGCAAAGGGAGACATGAAAGAGTTTGTTGATTTAATTATAAGGTACAATGCTATAGACACATACTTAAATACATTTGTGAATGGCATAAGAGATCATGTAAATGAAGATAGTATACTACATCCTAAATTTATGCAGTGTGTTACAGCAACAGCAAGACTATCTAGTCGTGATCCAAACTTTCAGAATCAACCAAGGGGTAATACTTTTCCTATTCGTAAAGTTATAACTTCTAGATTTGATGGTGGTAAAATTATGGAAATAGATTTTTCACAGCTAGAGTTTAGAACTGCTGTTTTCTTGGCACAAGATGAGCAAGGAATGAAAGACATAGACGATGGAATTGATGTACATCAATTTACTGCAGACACTATTGGAGTATCTAGACAAGATGCAAAGGCACATACATTTAAACCTTTATATGGTGGCATGTCTGGTAGTGATGATGAGAAAAGATATTACAAAGCATTTCTTGAAAAGTATAAAGATATAGCTAAGTGGCATGAAAATTTACAGAGCGATGCAATACAGTATAAAAAAGTTAAGCTGCCATCAGGTCGTGAGTACGCTTTTCCTTACGCACAAAGGCAGGCATGGGGTGGGTCAAGCTATTCAACACAGATAAAAAACTATCCCGTTCAAGGATTTGCAACTGCAGACATAGTACCTATCGCTTGTATTAATGCATACAAAATGATGAAAGAGAAAGGTGTAAAGAGCTTACTTATAAATACAGTTCATGATTCTATAGTTGTTGATGGGCATCCAGATGAGATACAGACAATGACAAAAATTTTAGACAGGGCAACTAAAGATG